CAGGCTTGGTAAGTGAAAGGTTACTGGTTGTTGTATCGGCCATGATTTACCTCGTTAGGCGGCATCCCGCCATGGTGAATTGATTGGCGTCCATGTGTTGGACGGATCTGTGATGTTTGTCCAGGTGGTGGTTACAGGTGCAACAGGTTCCCATTTCAAACCGCCGTCGGCTGACATGCTTGTTGCGCTGATAACCGTCGCTTGTGCCCACCAAGTGGTTGTGGGATCAGCTGTAACGCTTGATTCGGCTTCGGCAAATGCTGAGTTACCAATGTCAACATCGGCTTGAGCCGTTGCAGAGGATTCCGCGGCGGCTGTTGCCTGGCCGCTTGAGAATGTTTCAGCGTTTGCTGTGACTTCGCTTTCTGATGCGGCAGTGGCAATCCCGCCCAGGAATCTGTCGCCATTTGCTGATACCGCGCTTGCGCTGGCAGCATTGGCGGTTCCATCCACCAATCCTTCGCCCGTTGCCGTAACCGTTGAAACACTTGCCGCGGTTGCTGCGCCATCCTGAACAATGGAACCCAATGCGCTTGCATTGCTTTCGCTTGCTGATGTGGCTTGCGCGTTTCGGTCAACTTGTGCATCGGCCGTTTGGCTTGAATCGCTTGCAGCGGTTGCGCCAACGCTAAAGAGAATGCTTGCAACTGCGCTAACAGCGGACTCGGACGCTGCGTTGGCTTGCCCGTCAACATAAATGACGGATGTTCCTGAGTAGCTTCCCGAACCGTAAGCACCGAACCCGTAATTGCTGCCGCTGCCTGGCGTCTTATCACCAGACGCTTCCATAGTTGACGTGGAAGCGGATACAAGTTCGCCATCAACGTAATTCTGATCAGGCGCGGAATACTTGCCGGCACCATAAGCTGCTGAACCATAGTTATCAACACTGGCATCGGTTCCCCATTTGCCACTGCCGTATAAACCAGAACCATAGTTCAGCGCCATTTACTTACGAAAGCGTAACGGCTAAGTTGCCTGTTGCGAAGCGGAATACGTCACCATTACCAACGGCTTTGGACGTTGTAAGGTCGGCCCATGACAACATATTGCCTGATGTGCTGGCGTCAAAAATGGCAGCCGCAACAACCGTACCCCACGAACCGGATGCCGTTGGAAATTCAACGTTACCCGAATTGGTTGCTGATGTGGGTGATGTACCGCTTACCGAAAACGTAACTGCGGTGCGTGCGTAGCTATTGCCTGACACTTCCGTGCCGCCACCGGCATCCGTTGGTGCAACGGTGAAAAGACCGACGTAAAGCGAAGATGGTGATGTGTAAGCCGTGTTAGTAAACACATGCTTCATCACTTTATCTTCCAGGTAATCTGAAAATGAACCCGCCATATCAATAACTCCTTGCTCTCATGCGCGGCGTGGTGCCGCTAAAGTTTGATCGTTGCTCTTCAAGCATTAGATCGTTGAAGGCTTCCTTATATAAGGTGCCCCAGGTAGTGATGCGGTCATCATCGCGCAAGTAAGGTGCGCTTTGAACCAATGCGCCATATAGATACATGGCTGGCGATTTCGCAAGCAACCAGTTGCTTGTGTTGCTATCCGAAAGCGCCGGAATCTTTTTGTAGTACGACATTTCAACCGTGTACTCGCCACCAGGCGAAGGGATCACTTCAAACGTTTGACCGACAATCGAGTAATACTTGGGTTCGTTGGCGGCTGCAAAGTAAGTAGATCGCAAATCGTCGGCTTGCTCATTGCTCACAAATGACAGCTTCATAGGCGTTGCCGTGTTCAACTGAATGTTGATCATTTGCAAAAAATCGGCTGGCAATTCCGTGTACTGCGTATCAAGTGATGCGGTTGCGCGCTGCACCATATCGCGTGTGCGGATCGTGCGGTTGAACGTTGCTTCCGCCAAAACGATAAATGATGGAATGACGGACGTTAAGTCATCGCGGTTGATCCAATCCGCAATGCTTGATTTGAGTCCGCTGAATGTGTCGAGTGCCATCAAGCCACCTTTTGAGTTTCGACCGGAGCGCCCGCTGCTTTTCTGCGCTCATCTTCCATCGGTCGGAGTGCCCAAGTATGCTCGTGCTTATACTCGAAGGTTCCTATATGTCCAATTTGCTTGGACAGGTCATGATCAATATACAACGGAATGCCGTTATCCCGCAACAACTTGCAGAAATACACATCCTCGCCCATGTAACCCTTGGCCTGCACATCCCATGGCGTTGCAAACCATGGCATATCAAGCACTTTGAAAACATTGATGTCAACAAGCATCACGCCAGTTCCCACCATGTCCACTTGCTCAAGGCCCGTGTCATCTGGCATTGAGTAACGCAATACTTTGCGACCCGTTTCCCTATCATAGTTTCCTGCCGTTGGGCCCGTTGGCATTCTGCGCCTTGCGCAGTTGGCCGCCACGACGCATTCGCCGTGCGCTAGCAATCGGCTAATCGTATCCGCTGGAAAACGCATATCGCTATCAAGGAATAGCAGGTAATCGGCATTGGCGTGAATGGCGTTCATAACCAATTCCGTGCGCTGCGAGCAAAGCAACGTGCCTTGGCTCATCAATAAGTTGACAATCTCTCCCGTGGTGCCTATGTGATGACTGATGGCGTTCACCAAGTCAAAGGTGAACATCGTATGGACTTCATCACGCGCTGGAACGCAAACCGAAATAATCCTTTTATCACTCATCAAACTCTCCCTGGTCGTGTACGAAAGTGGCGGTTTTCTGGGTCATTGAGCCATTGCTTGAAATCTTTTTCGTTACGCGTAATGCCCTTTCCGACTAACTCCATAAACAGATTCATCGGAATGCTTGCCACGCGAACGCCATGCCCTTCACCGTCCCACCTGGCGCGTTCATCAACCTGGTTGAATTCGGACTTATTGCTTTCGACAATAGGCTGGACATTCTGGATTGTCTCGATAACAGCTGTATCGGTTTCCTCGTCAAAGTGCCAAATGCGAGTGATGCCTAACAGTTCGTCTTGTTCAAAGATCCGTTTTTCCATGTAAAAAAGGGCGGGTTTCCCCGCCCCCCGTTAAGTGCTGCGATTAAGACGTGAGCAAGTCAGCGGCAATCCCGTGAGCCTTCTCGTTGTATATAGCAAGGCCATATTCCGCCAAAAGTAAACGCTTCTCAGCGTCGCCTGTGGTTGCAAGCTCAACTTGCTGGAATGGGCGCAGGAAGTGAACGCCAGCGTAATCAGGCGAAAGAACAAACGCATCGCGCTCACGCTGGAACCTGTTTGGAACAATGTTCACCTGGCCGAAATCACCAACGTAAACGTCAGCTGCGCCAATGATCTGCGCCTGTTTACCTGCTGGCACGTCACGATAGCGCGTTGCAATACCGTTGAAACCTGACACGGTTTGCTTGTTCACTGGGCCTGTCATCACAATGGATGGTTCACCGCCACTTGTCCAAACCTGCTGAAGCACGCTCTTGAGAATGGTTTCCGTGAAGGTGCGCACGGTACCGTCTGAACGCGTTGCGGTTGGCAGTGTGGTGTACGAAGGATTGCCGCCACCCGAACCAACGGATGTGTTGGTTTTGATGAACGCCAAAAGCGAACCCGTTTTCTGAGCCGTTGTCGAGTCACCAGCCGTTGCTCCTTGGTTAGCAAGCAGGATGGTTTCCATATCGCGCTTAAGCTCAGCGGCCTTTTTCGCCAACTGATAAGCAAGCTCAGACTTGCGACCTGCTTTATTAACGGCTTCCATGGTGCCGGAAATCACAACAGTCTTGCGGCTGATCTGTGTGTAATTGCCCAACTGAACGGTTGGCGTTACGGCTTCATAGGTGGTTAGATCGTCACCTTGCAGTGCAGCATTGCTGGTTGTTGCATCAGCAAGTGCGTCGGTCTGCCACTGGAACAGGGTATTGGCAGCGGTGCCGCGACCAATGTTGTTCATGAAAGGCGTGGTTTCGGGAGAAATGTTGTAAATCTGATTGGACAGATCCTCACGGATACCCTTTGCAGAGTAGGTAAGGAATGTATTGCTAGCGATAGTCATGATTTTCCTTTAGAGAAATTGCTCAAAAAGTCTGGCGGCGTCTTTGACGCTACCCGTTTTTGCAAGGCGCTGTCTGGCGCGTGTTATCTCGTTCACTTGAACCTTTGCGGCTTGTGGATTACCTGGCGCAACCGTTTTTGCTTTTGGCGCAACAACATTAGGCTTGATGCTTTGTTGCTTGGACATGATTTGATCAAACATCATGGCTTTGCGCAGCACCTTCACAACGCGATGATCAACAACACCCTTCAGATCATCAGGCGTGAATCCCTCTTTAACGCCAAAATCAATCAACGCGGACTTTTCAGCCTTTGCCGTTTTCTCATCTCGCCATTCCGGTATGGCAGAAACAAGCAAACTGGCTTCTTCCTTCAACCTGGCTTGCATAGCGCGTTGCACTTCTTGTTGCTGTAGCGTGTTCAATCGTTGGAGTTCAGCCTGTGATGCCGCCAATTTCTCCGAACGTTGACGCGCTAACTCGGTCTGCCGCACCCACTCGATAGGATCTTCACGGTAAAGTCGCTCCATATCAACGGGTGATTCCTGTTGCTGTTGCAATTGTTGTTGCAAAGCAGTCAACAGTTGTGAGTAAGTAGCACGCTCTTCACGAACCGCATTCAACTCGGCTTCAGCGGCTTTACGCTGTTCTGCCAAGGCTTGCGTCTTTCGTGTGTAGTCTGCCGTGCGCTGGTAGCCCTTTAACAACTCGTCGAGCGGAACCGCCTCTTCCTTACCGTCAATTTTGACGGTGAAAGTGGGTGGCTCGTCTGGTTGCTTGCTTTCCTCGCTTTCATCAGACTCGCTGGACGCTTCAACTTCTTCGGGTACTTCGCCTTGCTCACCCGCTTCCGCTTCAACGTCCCCTGACGCCTCAACCTCATCGGCTTCGGCTTGCGCCTTCTCTGGTGCCTGTTCTCCGCTTTCCTCGGCAAGCAACGCTTCAAAGGCTTGTGCGGCTTCCCGCACACTCATAGCGGCATTATCCGCCAAAACTACATTCTCGTCACTCATTGTTTCCTCTTAGATTTCGGCGCGCTTGCGCATGCGATCAATCGTCATGCGCGTGAGCGTGCCATCGCTGATTGCACTTGACAGATATTGTTGCACTCTGTCAAGTGCTTTGAATTCAAAATGGATGCGTTCGCGTGCTTCAGTGGTTTCCGCCATAGCCCAATCATCGAGCAATTGCTGGCGGATGCCCATCCACGCATCCTTATACAAATTACTTTCTAATATGCGTTGCGCTTCGTGAGCGCGTTTAATCTTTTCTTCGGCTGTCATTGCATTGGCTGCACGGCTTGCGCGATTGCATCAAGTTGCATGCGCTCACGATCCATATTTACTTTGGCATCAATCTCTGCCTGTGTTTGAGCAAGGCTTACGCCATACTTAAGTTCCATTTCCTGGCGTCTTAACACACCATCTTGCGCAATGCGATCACGTTCACGATCATCGGCGCGGATCATCTTCTCGCGCTCAAGGGCAAGCTCGGCTGCTTTCTTTTCAATGTCAGCCTGGATTGCCTGAACCTGCACCGCGGTAAGTGCCTCGGACGGATCGGGACGCGGTTGTTGTTGCGGTGGACTGTAGTCCATGGGCAACTGATTGATGAATTGCGTCGTGTCCTTGTATCCCGCCAACTCGATAATCTTGGTAAGCGTTCCTGCGTACTGACCAACCGTAACCAACGGATTGTTTGGCCCAAGACTTTGCAGGATTTGCTCTTGCTTGGCGGCAATGGCTTGCAAGAATTGCAAACGCTCATCGCTATTGCCCGTTCCAAGCCCAACGTTAACGCTCACATCCATCATGGCGTCCCATCCACGCGGATCAACCTCGATCCACTGGTTGCGCAGACGGACAACACGAGGCTTATCTTGGTTTTGCGTGATCAGGCGCAGCAATCCCTTAAATAACCGCTTCATGCCAATTTCGGCAAAGATGCGCGCAATTAGTTCGATGTGTTGCTGCGCGGCTTGCACGGTGGCTTGAACCGCCAAGCGCGTTGTCGATTGCAGGGCATCAGCGTTAAGGCCCATGGACGCTTTAGACATGCCAGTGCGCGCTTCTTTAACCTGATCCATGTACTCGATCATGGAAAACGCTTGCTGACCAACAAATGGCGTTGAGAATGGCTGCACCATGCCTGGTGCTCGCATCCTAATGATTGCGCCGTTCTCATTGTTCAGCACGTCATCCATATTTACCTGGCCTTCCACAACCGCGGTGCGCGGGTGAATGGATTGCGCCAAGGAATCAAGCATATTGCGAAGGATCACGGACTTGATGCGCTGAATGTCCATGGTTACGTCAGCCGTTGACATACCAAAAAAGGTATGCGGCTCAGGATCTGGCACAAAGTAAGTGAACGGAATATCGTCAGCGGGTTCGTTCGCCACAATCTTATAAGACGGGCCCATAGTGCAAATCTTGCGCAACTCGGCAAGCCCATCACCGTCCATATCCATGCGGATATAGGCTTCCAGGTACAGGATTCTGCGCTGCGCGGGATTGTTGTCGCTTTCGCCAAACATCATTTGCGCGGGATTACGGGCAATGCGCTCAATGTTTGTGTCTAATTCATCTTCACCCGTATTGGCTTCAACCTCTTCCTGGTCATAGCCCATGGCGACCAGTTCGCTGACCGTTGCCAACTTGCGATGTGCCACAATGTCAGCGTCATCAAACGTGCGAGCGCGTCTGTCAATAATGAATTCTTCAGGCGCAAGCGACTCGACGCGAAACTTCTTGTGCGTAATGCGGCGGCTTACCTTGACTTCGTGAACCAACA